TGGCTTGTCACGGAAATGGGATAGAGACTAGGTTTTGCACAAAAGCAAAAGTTCTCAGGAACATTTTCGAAAACATGTTCCAACCGATAGTGGGTGGCCTGTGCTCTTGCAGGTACCAATGAAGGCATCATAATTGCACTACCACCTCTTGCAGTATCCGGAGCAACAACTTGATTGATCATAAGTTGTTCTGCTGGACTGAGATCCAACTTAGTGAAACTGGGTTTAACTCGTTTCACGGAAGCGGGCATCTCTTCTTCTTTCTTTTCTGATTTCTTAGTGTTCTTCAGTTGTGGAGCAGAAATCTCAACCACAACTTGCTTGTTCTTGTTCTTTGCCATAGTATTGGATCCCCACTGGCCGTGGCGACTGTACATTCTGCCGAGCGTTGGAAGTAGTCCTTCGTGAACATAAAGAGGATCTTGCCTCGTCGAAAACTCCAGGGGATTTCTCCATAGAGTATTATATCGCCGTTCACCACACCCCACCAACAACGCCTATCCGTGCAGTCTGTCGACACTACGTAAAGACATAATAAACTCACTCTGGTAATCTATCCGTGTTTAGACTCGCGTCTAAACTAACTTAGGATATTTACTGATCATGGTAAATGAGAGGTCTTCACTTGGTACGGAAGTATTAAGTCTGAGGACACCGTTTTGGATAGTTTGCACAGCAGAACCCAAATAGTTTATTGTCATTGCGGACCGCCACCTGACCGATCAGTCCATCAAATACTGGAGATCGACCTCATAAGGATTGTATTCTACCAAACGAGGTGGAGCCTGTTCGATTAAATCACGACTCATTCGGGGGATTTCTCCTGAACGAATCAGATTTAGATTCTTAGGAAATCTCAACTTCATTGAGGCTTCCAAATCGAACGTCTCTGCTAAGGGCGGAACCTTAACATCCACATTGACGGGGTCTTTCTGTCCAGATAACAAGGGACCATACTGTACTTCCTGAAGGTGATAGAAATGTTTGAAAGTCAAGATCTCGCCTTCCACAATCCTAACAATCCCCGTTGCCAGCCCTTTCGGTAACTGACCTAGATTGTAGGCCTCTAACTGTTTGAGTCGGATTAGTCCGGCGATGCGTTGTTGGAAAGATGTTATACTAAATGCGAGACCTGCGGGGGGAATCATTCCCAGACCGCCTCTCCAGACTGGAATAAAGAGATTATAATTCCCTTTATCAGTCCATTTGAGTACATCTTCTTTCAAGTAGTGAATAAAGCGCTTCAACGCTCTTTTCTCATTACAAGCACCTGGAACCACCTCATTCCAAACAGCAGGGAGGGGCATTTCTTTCGTCTCCGTACGACCGGTTAGTTTCGATTGACCAGTCAACAGACCCACATTAAAGAAGGGTATATGACGAAAATGTGGAACTCCACTTTGACTTTCAGAGAATACATACATCTCTGAGTTCACCATAAGGACAGATTCATGAACATAGTTCTTTCCAAGAGACAATTTGAAGCCATACTGTGCAATCCTTCTTTCCCAAATATCAAGAAGATCTTCATCCGCTCGAAAGAGGATGTCGTCTCCGTTCACCAGAACGGGAAGTTCCAGTGGATTTATTCTCATACTAGTGCGCTCCTCAAGAGCTGCCCAGTAGCAGATTAAATTCGTTAGACATAGGATAGGGAAAGAAAGAACTGAGCCCATTAGCTGACCATTAGTCTGTTCAATCATCTCCTCTTCAAGGAGTGGTTGACCATTCAGATAACAAAATTCGCAGGATGTATTAGAACAACCCCAACACTTATTCGCATTCTTGACGAAGCGACTAGGATAATGGATCTTTTGCTCGTAGATCACAGAACGGAGGATCTCTTCAAGATCTTCCGAGTAATTGCAAATCGATAGGAAAGTCTCAATCAAGATTTTCGTAGCCGAAATGCTCATACGATCTGTGGCAGCGGAGTAATCTCCAGAAACCCACTTGGGATCCCGGAACATTGGGATTCCATATAATTGTTGGTGTTGAGTCTCTAAGGAACGCTCCCGAAGGAGTATTCCCATGAGATCGGACACATCCATAGGTCGTCCAGTAAGTGCAAACTGAGGAAACTTTTGAAGGTAACCCCAAAGACTTTTCTGGAAGAATCTACTAATCCATTGAGGATAGGCAGATCCTTTTGTTATCAGACGGACCTTTAACGGTTCAAGCACAGCAGAAACAGTGGCATGACCGAAGCTTGGATTCTCGGGTGGGAACGCACGTGGAACAACTTCTCTCAGAGATGGGAGAACTTTTCCTACCATTGCATTCACCTCACCAGGCGCTGTCTCAACAATCTTTAGTAGTCCGGATTCTAAATCCCGTCTTATATAATCTCGACCACCGCCTTCCGACCTGTTGCTTTCAAAGGCAGCAGAGGAAGAGGCTTCATACAGGCGAGGTTTGGAAACCTCAAAGGGAACACCTTTGAGAACCTTACCTTTCCGATCTCTCTTTTTGATTTTGTTTTTAAGATCGAAAGAGTATTGAGGGTCAAAATTAGGAACTAGACGTAGTGCATAATCAACCATTTCGTCGTTCACAGCCTCGCTCATTGGATCTTGAGCAAGCATTGCTTCCTGATGTCCTTTGAGGGAATCAAGAATGTACGAATCGTCGACTACGGCACAACCCCTTTTAACTCCCTGTAACATTGAGTTCCAGAGTCTTAAATTGGGTAAGGATTGGGAAACTAATCTGTTCTTAAGGATCAGTTTCGC